GCCCAGAGAGAACCCATCTATTATATTGACTTTATGACAACTGTGCGGGGTTTGCCGAATGATATAGCGATTCATCGCGTAATGTTTGATACACATATGTATAATGTAGGATTGGCAGAGTGGAAAGAAGACGTGACTCGAAAATTGCCGGTAGGAATTGGTGTAGGGCTATTTAAAAGGGTGGGGGTTATATTAGCGGGGATAGTCCCCTTGGTTCGATTTACACGTCGTGAATATGAAATCCCGAATAACCCGGGGTATTTGAAAGGGGTGCGATATCCAGAACACGTGGTTTTAGTGGAAATATCTGCAGCGAATATTCGAAAAATGACAGATGGGTTAGAGAGGGGATTAGTGAAATTTGATATATACGGACATACGGATATGGCAAATTTGATAGGATTAGTGAAAGCAGGGGTTTTGTATGTGTATGTTTTGGAAAGGTTGGGCGAGGCCTTGGCGATGTATTTTTTTCGAGACACGAGAATACAAATGGATACGGGAGGGTGTGTATTGGAATTGGTGGGGTCTATTTATATAGGAGGTTCGGTGGAATTGTTTCGCGAAGGGTTCAAAGGAGCGGTTGGGGATGTCATAAAGAAGAATTCGGTATATCGTCGGTTATGTATCGAAGATATATCGGATAACGGTGGATTAGATATGGTGGAATGGTATTACTTAGGGGAGGAGAAAGGGGCGTATTATTTATTTAATTATTTTGCGCCGACATTGGGTCTTTCTCATCGAGCGTTTTTTATGTTTTAATGTGTGTTTTTTATGAATACGACGAGTTTTACGACCGCCTCTCCGTGGATTTTTCGTTTTAGAAATCGCCTTAGGATTCACCAATAATTGTTGTTGTTCTTCTTCTAATTTTTTTAACTGGTCCATTAATCTCTTGTAAATTTGTGAATTTTGCTTTTGTGACACTATTTTGGTTCGAAGTTCACTAATTTCTGTTTGTATTTGTTGAAGTCGTTGTGTTTCTTGAGAAGGTCTAGGACTGATGAATGCTTTCATTCTTTTTAAAGTATTGGCTACTCTTTCTAATGTAGTAGCCGCTTGTGGTAATAGAACGTTAATATCACCCATGAGAACTTCTCTCGGAAATAATTGTTCTAAAATATTTCGTATTTCTTTTTTACAAAAATGATGAACATTCAGTAATTGTCTAATACCCCATTCTCCCCGTATGTTAGAACGATATACATATAGTTCTTTTGTGGGTGGTTCATTGTCATGTAAATCTGCTAAAAATTGTACATTTATAGGAAATTTAATATATAAGATTGATTCAATCTGTTCTATACTGAAATTACTATATTCTTCATCGAACGTTGTCATTTCAAAAAGATATCTAGTGTATTCTTGTGCTAGTTCTTGCGTCATATTGGTTCGAAGATATATAAATGTAGTATCATCTTCTGTTTTAATCCTAACTTCTAGTGTCCGAGGCATATGACCAAACGTTCTCTTTCCATGAATTTCCTCTTGAAAATGTGATGAATCTTCACATGCTTTTTGTAAATATTCGATCTTTTCTTCATGTAATCTTTCGCGTCTTTCTAATAAAGCATAAACATCATGTATATTCGCATCATTAAATGTCTTATCTCCCATATGTTCTTTTAATAACATCACTCTCTCCTGTACTTGTCTGTCTGTGTGTATATCCCTCACAAGAGTTGGGTCGATAAAGTCTAAAAAAGAACCTGTCGTTGGTGTGAATCTAAAGGCATTCAACAATACATCTAATTTGTTTCCAATTAAATCATTCATAGTTCGTTTAGTACCCAAAATTTTATCAAATCGATTTAATCCTTGTTTTGAAGCGATTTGATTAAATATTTTTTGTGCGGTTTCAAATTGATTTTCTTCTGAAAATTCAAAAAATAATAATAATAATTTACCGATTATAGATGAAAAATCAAGGGTTAGTTCATTTGGAACACGTAATAAAAAAGCTTGTTTATCCTGATGGGACATTCCTTCAAAACTTGAACGATATTGTATTAAATTAGACATCGCCTCGTCGTAGTCCAGAAATTTTGTTTCAATATAACGTAAAATATTATTTAATAATGCCTCTAAAATGTTATAAAAGAAGCTTGTATGGGTTTTTCTAATACTAGGAAATAAAATATGTGTCACATACAGCAAATGGTCGAATCCATAATTTATTTTTAAAAAATCAATAGGTGTATATGTTTGTGGGGCATATGTTTGTAATTGATATAATGATGTTGCGTACCCGGTGCTATCACTACTTGGTGGTATAAAAAAATCCCATCCTTTTGCGTTACTTAAAGCAACGATTGGATGTTCATCAATTAGTCCAGCATAATAGTAACCCGGTATTATGGCTGCTAAAAAACTATCAACCGTCCACATAATACATTTTTGTTCTTGTTTTAAAAAAAATCCAATTGTTCCACCTTTGTCTCCCATTGATTTCAAAGCCCATAAACAACATTCTAATATATTATTCAATACTTTAATTTGTTGTTGAGTCAATTTTAATTGAAGAATATTTCCATATCCTTGGGTATAAAGTGATTCAAGATCCCGGTGGATTTGTTCAGCATAATCATCTAGTGAACCAGTTGATTCTCTGTTTTCATACCGAATTAATTTCATCGTCGGTGTAAGTCCAGAAAATCCTGCTCCTCTTTCAGAATCTTCATAATTTTTATTTAAATATGTAGCTATAGCCAATAATACTTTATTTAAGGATATTTCATTTGTTGATAATATAACAAAACAATGATAATATCCTTTACTTTCAACTATTTGAATAATTTCATAGAGTCCTTGTCTAATAAATCTAGCATAGATATGCACTATACCATATTCAGAACAATATCGTTTGATATTCGGAGGGTCTCCTCCTCTAGAAGAACCTCCATCTAAACTACTATAAACACTTCCTTCCTGATGAGGTACACCAGGAATTGGTCGACCAGATTCCTGAAATCCAATAAACATATTACCACCATTATATTCAACTTGTAGTTTTGGTAATACATCGTCTATCGTTTCTTTTAGTACAAGAATACTAGGGGGCGGTTCAAAAGTTGATATACTATTATCTTTTAATTCTTTATACATTTGGTTGATGATTGCTATTATCTCCTCTTTTCCAATAGCCGGTTTAAAATTCCCTTCTTTTGTGAATATTTTGCCTAATACATTTGTTAGTTTTTGAGTATCTTTACCTAATATGAAATAAGTAGATAATATACAGTCAAGTTTTATCATAGCATCATGTCCAATATCAATTATATCTAATAGAGCAACAAAATCAAGTAATTTCTGTTTCAAATCGTCCTTTCCTTGTAATTGGACTTGAGGAGACATAAATGTTAATCCATAATCAATAATTAACTGTTTAAGACGATCTATTTGACCCTCATCTGACATACGTTCGTATGGAGTTCTACCATTACAAATAGTAGAAAAAATCATCGCTTCTGCGGATAAAGCACCACCAGCTTGTAAAAATGTTGAATAGCTATCTTTAAAATTTTGTAATCTATTCGCTTGTGTGTCTGGTCGAGTTACGTCTGTAAGCGTTTTAAATAAATTATTTCGTGGTTCGTGTGGAGGTGTAGTTGGCTGACTCATCTATACATTTACCTCACATATTTACCCGTTTTCAAAAACTGGTCCAATACAAATATGATGAATATCCCAGTAAAAGAATAGAGAACAAATTCTTCTGTTATATTTGCCGTTTTTTCAGCTTCCATGTTCTCTAGCATATGTATCATATAGTTGATTTTATCCATCAATTTATTATCTCCTGTTCCTGGTCCTGGTCCTACTCCCATTCCTGAATAATATGGTTTAGGAATAGTTGACCTCATTAATGGTGCGCCAGTATACGCCTCACGATAATTTCCTACAGGAGCGGTTGTTGGGTTAACATACGGGATTTGTCCTAAAGAAGAATTTGAAGAAGATGAAAACCCGGGTGGTGTAGTCATTTGGACGGGGTTAGAAGTAGGTATTTGGAGAGGATTTCCTAAATTCGATTCGGCCGGTTTTCGTTGTTGAATTTCGGGATTGGGTGGTGGAGTGAAATCGGCTAAACCGGCTCCGTCATTATCGATAGTGACTGCCGACATTTGCTGGATGATTTCGTTGACTCTTTTATTTCTATTATCTGTTTGTTCTTGTATTTCGGTCATATCAAAAATGGTATAATTGTCTAAAGAAGAGGATTCTTGTACCGGATTGGGCTTTGCTTTTATGGTCTTACGATTCATAGTAGAAGCTCTTTTTTTAGGGTCATCATTCGTCCAAGGAAATGCTGTTGATGCTAAAGACATTTATGTAGACGGTTCTCTAAAAAATACCCAGAAATTTATAGTGGTGTATTACATATAAAATGAATTATTGGCTAGTCCTCTTTTTAAATTTTTTACCGATGCTTATTCTCTATTTGATTGCCACCTATTCACCAGAGGTAGCAGTTATAAGCCATACTATTTTAGGAAAAACAATCGCTGTAGCGTTAATATTGATATATGTCTATATGGATACTGTAGCAGGGTTACTAGTATGTGCGTTGGTGATTTTCTATTATCAAACTGATTATGTAGAGGCGTTTCATAGTGATAATATGATTCTACACCAATTATCGCCTCCAAAGGAGGTGAATGGATTGGGTCCGTTACTTTCTGCGTCTTCGATGCCAAAAGATGTAGAAAAGGTAGGTTCTCCTGAGAAAGAAAAAGGGGATTATGATTCGATGGAGTTAGAATATGCTTATCCTTTAGAGCCACAAATAAATGCTGTTTATGACAAAGATTCCACCGATTTTAGAAAAAAGAATTGTAAGAAGGGTTCTCTAGTTCATAAAAATGAAAAAGTAAAACCTGAGATGGCAGAGCACGTTTTTCCCTCTTTGGAGATGGATGATTTCAAAAAATGTAATGTATGTGATCCAGCTTGCGAGTTTGATATGATAGATAGTCGAATAAAGGATGAAGAGAACCTGATAAAACCGAGATTATAGATAAGATAAAGATATCATCACCGATAGAAAAATATGGTTGAATTATATATATGTATCCTATGGCAAAGAAAGAAGGAACACCAAAAAAAGAGCCTGTTCCAAAAACGATGTTGGAATATGTGAATAATTATATAAAATCATTAAATGATAGTAAAGTGTTTGCGGGTATTATGATAATTATTATAAATATTGCTTCAAAATTCGTTACATTCAAAGTAAGTAAAACGATGGAATCCTATTTGAAATTTACCTTTAGTCGTGACATTCTTGTGTTTGCTATTACTTGGATGGGAACTCGCGATATTTATATTGCTATTGGAATAACCGTTATTTTCAGTTTCGTCGTGGATTATTTATTAAATGAATCGAGTGCTTGGTGTTGCTTGCCGAAATCGTATACAAATGAGCAGGTGGCAAAATTAGAAAATGTGAATAAAGAACCAACCCAAGAAGACATCATAAAGGCGAAATTGATTTTAGAAAAATCGAAACAAACTTCAGCTGAAGATTTAGCAGACCCGTATTTGAATCAAATATATAAAGAGGGATTTACGGTGAATACTACTGGATTGTCCTCTTAGAATTGTCATAAAGGAATAATATGATTGAGTTCTCAATATTGATTGAGATGGAAAAGATATATATATGGAATATATATGACATCAATAATAGATATACGTGAAATAAATATATTTATGGATACAAACATTCCAGGGAAAGAAATTGTAATATTAAAAAAGTCGATTTTATATAATCCAGTATTAAACGATACCTCGTCGTGGAATGAATTACCATATTTTACATATGATATTGAATATCCCGAAAGTTATTTATCTAGATTGACATATGAAAAACAGATGGAATTCTTTTTTAAAAAGACGGAGATGACATCTGTATTAAACCGTTTTGCGAAACCCCTTTTAGAAGAAGTTGCCTCAAAAAATATTCAAGGAGAATTGAGTAAAACTAACAGAATAATGAGAGGTGGATATGATTCTAAAAAGACCGAATATCGAAGCAAAACAAGCGAAAAAAATGTAATGGTAATGTTGCGATTAATGTTCCCTACAAAATATCCTATTCTTGGAAATGTCTTTTCTTCGTTCCATTCCGTTATTACGGGGGAGAATGAGATAAAAATGAATTTTATAGATTTTCTTCCCAGTTTCTTAAAAACAAAATTATTCGAAGGAATGCCGGATTATTCGTATTTAAAAATAGACGGGAAAACATATACAGTTACACAGGTCATTTGGGAAAATGACATCTATAATCATAAAGAATATAAAAAATTAATTAAACAATTCGACGAATTACAAAGGTGGAAACAACGCCAGCTTGTAAAACTGACGAGCGATTTAGAAAAGAAAAGATTACAATTTAAAAGACAATTCCAAAATGAATTTCAACAAGATGATATACAACAATTAATAGACGCAAAAAAAGACAATCCGGAAAGAAATACACATATTACGGCTTATAATGAAGCCTTACGTACTCTTTTAAAAAATTTAGACACATTTATGACTATATTAAAAACGACCCAAACAAATACCAAATATATAACGGATAGTGCGAACATTTTTGTTACGTCTTTTTTAGATTTAATAGGAGAAAGCCGTTCATCCTATTATAACTATAGTGAATATTTTCATCCAAAAAATAGAGACAAACTGAAACGTGTTGTAGATGTTATGAAACCCAGAATAAATGATATCAAAACCGACGAATATATTTTAGAAAACTATTTGAAAAAAGATGGTGTCAATATGGATTATAAAACAGATAAACAATACAAACAAGTGTTAGAAAATAAATACCCCATTTATACTCAATTCATTCAACATATTCAAACGATTCGTTCGCCAATATTAGAATCCACAAACGACCATTTACAAAACTCGATTGATGATTTTGCGAACAATACTGAAAAATACAAAGGTATATTCAACTTTTTGTTGAATCCTATCAATATTAAAAAAAATCCGTTTTCTATTATTCTCCCAAGGATAGAGGATGTAAATGATGCTGAAAATGCAAGAAAAGAATCACAACAATATCAAAATCTTATGAATACCGGAGTTTCTATAAGACCAAACGCTAGGAATAATAGACCTTATTTTGAAATATATGTACAAATGAATTTGATTGGCGGAGAAATGAATGATGACAATAAATCAAAAATCGATTGTTTATATCAAGGAGAAACATTAGGCGATAAATTATCAAGAGTATTACATTCTGCTATCTATCATCCGTGGAATATAAATAGCACTCGCGTGTTTTTTGATATGGAAAAAGGAAAGGCTATTCCAGACCCAAAAAAACAAACACCAGAAGAGAAAGAATCGGCCTCATTAGATAGAATAATGATGAATGAAGCCTCCTCTTACACAATCGACCCATTCAATCCTAAGAATTATTTTGGAGGTAAACAAAAAACAAAAAATCATCGTCAAAATTTTATTATGCGATTGACAAAAAGGAAATATCTATAAAATATATATATCATCGTGTATAACAAATTCACGATGATATGTTAGCCCGAACTGGGAATTGAACCCAGGATCTCCAGTTTACAAGACTGATGCTATACCACTAAGCTATTCGGGCAAATTGTCATAAAGGATTATATGACAATATAATTGTGGGTGTTTCTTTATATTGTTTTTATTATATATTTATTTGAAAGTATTTATTTGAAAGCCCTATAAATGGTCCAGCAACACAATTTGTATTGGACCAAATTTGGGAATAATAATCATCTATGATATCTTTTATAGAAATATATGGAAGAATGGATTCCGCTGTATTGATTGTTACAGCATATCCTCCTGTATCCGTTTCAGTTATTATACTATCTATAGGACAAAAAGAACTATCTTGTTCGGAATTTATTCCATTATTATATCCCTTCCATACATTTTTCCATTTTTCGAAATCCATATTGGTCTTTGTTTTACCATCTATAGAAATCAACTGGAATTTTTCGTCCTTTGCCGACCCATTAAATTGGTTATAATTCATATATCTAGAAGCAATACCTTCTTGGGGAACAGTCAATTGAAGATACTGTGGCGATTTCACAAACATATTATAGAATATTTCCAAATTCAAAGAATCCCATTTATCAGCGGTTCTATTGAAAATATGTGTATAAATATCCGCCTTCTTCGAAGATAAAAATAAATTATGCGCAATTGTCACTCCACCAGAAGTCACTAATGCCACACCATATTCATTCTTATCAAATATATTATTAAACACTTTCCCAGAGGTATTGAACCCTATCTCAAAATTAATACCAACCCCTTCATTTTCTACAATAATATTGTTTTTGAATTGACTATTTAATCCAGACCCTTGGTCTGACCATATCCCGTGACAATAATTGTGGCGGACTAAATTGTTTGAAATGATAGCATTTGTCGGGCAATGGACTTTTATACCCGCACTCTCCCATCGTCTTTTTCCATAAAATTTCAAGTTATTATTTCGCTCTACCGTATTTCCAGAAAACACGAAATTTTTACACATAAACGAAGCAGTTCCTGCCGCGCCGTTGTCCGAAATAATATTATTCTTTATGATAATCCCATAGGCTCCTTGCGCTTTTCCATTTTCGCCATTTTCTAAATCTTGGTCGGCACCTCCTTCATTCCCCCAATCAATACCCACTCCATTTGCATATCTTATAATATTGTTTTGAATCGTCCAGAATTTACCAGACCGGGTTCCAATCGCACCTGCTTGTTGACAAATGGGGACAGACCAAAATTTATTCGGATAATTATTTCCACAACGTTCTATCACAAATCCATCCACTATAATATATTTTAATCCTCTTTTATGTGGAGCAAACACTCTTCGCTGATTCGTTATTTCTATTTTGGGATTTGTAACTGAGTTTGGCACAGAAACATATAATTCATTTTTTGATATATCATAATACCACGACTGTGTGGTTTTTTCCATTTCTGTTTTATAGGGGGATTGAGTATACATAATATCGTTCACAAACACTTGTCCTAAAGTATAAATCATATTTGGGTCACTATTAGGGTCTTTGTTGATAGCTTCAGGAGCACCATTTCTTCCATAAGGTGTTACACACATAGGTATTTTAAACGGATTTGGACCATCTATCGCCGATGTATCTGTAAAATCTGCGTCTAATAATGGCGATTGATACACAACCGAATTTTCTAATGGATAACTTGAATTCGGTTTCCATTCTACTGAACCTCGTATAATTGCCCCTTGGGGGATGATTGATTTATAGGTGATACATAAAAAAGGCGAAGTACCGCCTATTGGAGGCGATACACGTTCTCTATATATTCCTGGTTGAACTAAAATAGTATCTCCCGGTTTTGAAAGATTCGATGCCTTTTGAATTGTCTTAAAGGGAAATTCAATCGTTCCTGGATTTTCATCAGAACCGTTTGTATCAACATAATATGTGGTCGATGCCATATATTATATATGTTTATTTTTGTTTCTCATATTTTACACATTTACATATTTATTTCTTGAAGGGTTTGAAGGTTGGAACTCCTGCTTTATAGATTCCTACTTCAATACTTATATCGCCATTTTCATCGGCATCATATATCACGCTGTCAACCTCATTCATAACATAATATGTTTTCCCCTTTATGACAACCTCGTAAACCGATTCCTCTTCCTCTTCCTCTTCTACCTCCTCTACTACCTCTTCCTCAACCTCTTCCTCCTCTTCCTCTACTACTACCTCTTCCTCCTCTTCCTCTTCCTCCTCTTCCTCTACTACTACCTCTTCCTCTACTACTACCTCTTCCTCCTCTTC